GTATGCAAGATGTGGCGGGACATTTAAGTGAAACTGCTTTAATTTATCCTAACTATCAATCTTTCCGTGATAGTGTTATTCGTAGAAGTGGTGATGGTGTAACAACTCCAAATGATTTTTGTATTCCACTACCAAGTGGATTAACTCTTGGTGAATCTATGTTACCATTATCAAAATTACCTTTAGAAATAGAAATTCATTTAGCACCCGATAGTCAGTTTTTTTATTCTAGTGATGGAACTACTGGTAATATTGCTAATTGTTTTTATGAATTAAGTGGTTTAGAAGTAGCATGTGAAGTATCTTATGGAGAATCGGCACCCGATAAAGGATTGTTATCATTTAATAGTATTACATCATATTTTTCAACACTTGAAACAACAAATAGTATTATTAATTTTAATCTTGGATTAAGTAAAGTATTAGCAAGTTTCGTAAATTTTGTACCATCATCATTTGTTAACAATTTAGCACAAGATGGTTATTTAACTTATATGCCTTCACTTGCTCCTAATGCTGTTGGAACTGGTGATGGTGGAGTTGCTAATCTTGAAACTATTAGTTTCTTACGTAATGGTGAAAGATTTCCAAGTGCTTTTGAAGTAGAAAGTGTTCGTGATGCTACAAATCTAACACCAGTAGTAGATAGTCAAGTAATTAAAAGTTTCTTATCTGCTATTATCCCCGAAAAAATGCATACACGAACTACAGCATCACCACTAAATACTAATCGTAATTTTACAGTAAATCAAAATGCTGATACTGGTTATCGTTTTATCCCCGATACTGGTGGATTATATGGTGTTGGTGTATTATATGATCAACTTGATAGTGAAGGTGTTGATTTCAGTAATTCTCAGTTTAGTATTCAAATGACTACTGGATTAGTAGATGGTAATCCAATTAGTGCATATCTATTTATTAAATCTAAGGTAGTTGTTGCTTGGGATGCTAATATGGGCGTTCAAGTCATTTCTTAAATATAAAATATCTATGTAAATCTAATAATACGTATGTATGTAATCTATCAATTTTAATTCTTTGACAATTACATTTATTACATAATACATTTCTTATTTCACCACTTAAATGATGATGATCTAAACATCTTCTATCATTACCTCTACTACCAATTATAAATTCTATATTACATACTTCACAATTAAATGTATTAATAAATCTATCATATACATAATCCCAATTAGCAGATTTAATATCATGATTTAACCAACCATTAATAGTTTTTAATTTTAATCTTTGATTATCATATTTCATATTTTTTTCACTAACTATTTCTTTTGATTGTTCTTTATTTTTTTTTAACCACTCAACATCATTTAAATAATGTCTTTTTCTATATTCTTTAGAATGTGCTTTTTGTTCTTCTGTTCTTTTTTTTCTAGGATGTTGCTTTCTATATTCTCTTCCATATTCTAAACGTTTTTCTCTACTAGCATAAGGCATTATTATGAATTAATAACATATATGTTAAATAATATTTCAAATTTTTTCTATCTATTAATTTTTTAATAAATTTATTTTTTGTTTTTTTATATTTATAAATATAAAATGGAAGATAAAAGTGATGTATCAACTGATAAAATCCCCGACCTCATTAAAATTGGTGCTATTCCAAGTGAATATGGACAAATGTTACATACTGATGTAATTGATGCTACGACATTCAACCAAAATCGTGTTCGTTTTACTCTTCAACGTGTTGCTGGTTTTCTTCATTCAAATAGTAAAGTAACACTTGCTATTACTCCAAATACAACTACAAGTGCTTTTTATCCAATTAATATTGGTATTAGTAATCTTGTTGATTCTGCACGTCTATCTATTGGAAATCGCACCGTATGTGAAATTGCTGATTATTCTCATTTTCATCAGTATCAATCTATGTTTATTACAAATGAAGATAATAAAGAAAGAGAACAATTTTTATCACAGAGGTGTATTAATCACCAACCCATTTATGATGATCGTGTTGCTAATACTACTGATAAACCACCTAACTCTGCTAAAAAGATTGGTTTAGATGTTGGACGCAATCCAGTAGTTCCTTCGGGTGGTGGTGTTGGAACTTTCCAACTATTACCATTTATGAAACATGATGCTACATCGGCACAAAGTATTGCTGATGCTCCAGTATATAGTGTATATTTAAGTGATCTATTTCCTTTCCTTAAATTTAATCAACTTCCTATGTTTATGCTAAATGAAGAAGTACATATTGATATTACATTTACACCCGAAACAAGTTCTCTTGCTGGTGCTGGATTATCTCGTCGTATGTGTATTGATGCTACTGAAGGTGCTACACCAGCAAATACTCAAATATCTTATTCGGTAAATCAAGATGAAGTTAAACTCATCTATGATAGTATTACTTATGAAGGTGGAATTATGGAACAATATGCACAGCAAAATCCTAAACTTACTTTCCAGTATGTAGATTATCGTCTTGCTAAAAGGACTGGTGATCAAGCAGCATTTGCCGATTTAACATTCCCAGTTGGAGGTAATGGTCGTCTTGTATCTAAAGTTATTTTTGGTCTTCAAAAGAATGAGAACTTTACACCAGTATCATTATGTAATGGTGTTGTTGCTAAAGATGTTCCATCAACACAATCACTAGCAGTAAATTTATTATATAATGATTTATTTGAATTTAATACTGATCGTGATAATACTGCTTTACTATTCCACACTACTCAATCAGCAGAAGGTCAAGTTCCTATGGTAACTAGAGATGAATATCAAACAACAGCAACTTCAGCATTAACGGCAGAAACATTTGAAGGACATGCACAAAATAGTGGAACTGCTGGTCTTGGTGGTGTTATGCGATGGACTGCTATTAAACCAAATAAAGGACAACGTGTAAATAATAAAGGTATGGATTTAACTTTTAAAGCGGGTGGATTACCAGCAGAAACTTATACCTTACGTGTATATCTTGAACTTCTCAAGATTGCTACAATTGAAGATGGAGTATTTAATTGTTATTTTGCATAAGTTTATAAAAAACAAAGTTATGCTTCGCAAAAAAATATTTTATAATATATATTATAAATGATAAGTTGGTTATGGAGTTATTATAATAATGTTATTACATGTCATAGACAAAAAGATATTGAAATAGTAAAATTAACAGCAAAAATAAAAAAGTTAGAAGGTATAATACAAAGTATAAAATACATTATGGATGATAATTGATGAGTTAATATATTTTTTATCGTTTTTTTTTATATAAAAATAATCTATTATTATATTATATTATGACAATAGATAGTAAAAATCCAAGTGAAGATATTTCAAAAGATAGACCACAATTAAAAAGTAATACTATAAAACAATATGTTATAAATTTAAATAAGTTGAAAAAAATGTATGATACTGATAATTATGATTTCTTAAAAAAACCAAAAGATGTAATGGATAAGTTAAGTGATTTACATTATTTAAGTCAAAGAAATATATTAAATGCTATTGTAGTATTATTAAGAGCATTAAATAGTGATGAAAAATATGATGACTTATTAGAAGAATATGGAAAAATAAGAGATGAGTTAAATGATAAATATAATGATGAACAAAAAACTGGTGTTATAAGTGATAAACAAAGTAAAAACTTTGCTACAAGTGAAGAAGTATTTGACATGATAAATAAAATGAATGATGAACTAAAACATATCAAAAAGAAAAATAAGGATAATATTACAAAAAAAGAAATGCAATTATTACAAGCATATACATTATTTAATATTTATGCTAGAATGCCTTTTAGAAATGATGTGGCGGGTATGATAGCAATAAATCAAGCAGCATATAATAAGTTAAGTGAAGATGATAAAAAGGAAAATAATTATTTAGTTGTACCATCAAAAGGTAGTTTATATTTTGTATTAAATAAATATAAAACAAGTAAGAAATATGAAGAGTTAGATTTACCAATTGAAGATAAAGATTTAAGAAAGATATTAAGATATTATCTTAAGATGAATAATATTGAAAAAGGTGGAATACTGTTTAAAACATCAACTGGCAAACCATTAACAAGAATAGAATTAAGTAAAGTGTTACTTAAATATTCAAAAAAATATATGGGTAAATCCATTAGTTCAACCCTATTAAGAAAAATATATTTGTCAAGTAAATATGGTGATATGAAAGAAGAGTTAGAAAAGGATAATAAAGTAATGGGTCATAGTAAAGAAGTAGCATTAAATACTTATGTTAAAAAATCTCAAACCAAAGGTAGTCAAGGACAAGATGAAGAATAATTTATTTTAATCTTTCATCATCTAATACATCTTTATTAGCAAGAATATATTTTATAACTTTTTCTCTCATATCTTTATCCTTTTCTGCTTTAGATTTAGGAGTTTTCTTTTTTGGTGGTGCTGGTGCTTCAACCTTTTTAGGCATTTTTTTTGTTTTTTGTTTAAAAGTAGCAACAAACTTTTTATTTTCGTGATCTATACTATAACCAAGTTTTTCAATTTCTTTTATTAATTGATCACGAGATTTACCTTTTGGATCAATACCCATAAGTTCGTCATATTTTTTAATAGTTCTTTTTATTTCTGCAAGTGTCATTTCACCTTTTGGGACTTTTGTTTTTGATGGCATCTTTTTAAGTATATAATATAAAATAAAAATAAAAGATATATTATAAAAAAATGTTGGTGGATAAATCACATTCAAAACGAGATATTGTAATATTATTTAAGAAACATGGAGTAATTATAGATAGTGAATTGACAAAAAGTAATATAATAAATAATATAGAAAAATATATTGTAAATGTTAAGTATGATAATAAGATAAAAAATTGTACTGAACTAAAAGAGTATTTAAAAAATGTATCACCAAAACAAAGACCAACTACACAACAAAAAAGAGATATAATGTTTAAAGCAAAAAAGATAATAAAGTGGGGTAAAAACAATTATATATTTGATGGTGCAACATATATGAATAATATAGATCCTTATAATGATATTATAAGTATATATATGTGGGGTGATTTACCAAGTGTAAGACGTGCTTGTAAATTTTATAATTATAGTCCTTTATGTGAAAATCATGTAAATCCAATAATAACAAGAGAAGTTGAAGATGAATTAAATCAAAATAAGATTATAAAAAGACAAGTTTTATATTCATTAAAAATAAAACGTGCTGAAAAAGGAAAACCATTTTTGGTAACATTTCATTAAATGCGTTTTTTCTATAAAATTTTTTTCTATGTTATAAGTATAAATATGGATTACAAGAAACAACAAAAAGATTTAAAGTATGGATTTATGAATGAGAATCAAGTACATAATGTTTTAGAAGAAGAGTTTGGAACATTATTTAAATCTAAGTTAAATCCCGAGATGGGTAAATTTTATGAGTTTGATAAATATAATGAAGAATATTTTATTGAAATTAAAAGTAGGAGAATAGTTCA